CCGCATTGATATGTGCTTGTGAAGTTTTTATAACATCCATAAGCAGGATCACCACCGCCATTACTTCCTACAATATAATTACTTGTTTCTTCTCCATAAACTGCTTCTTTTACAAACTTATTCCAATTTCCAATAGGAATATTATATGCCATTTATATATTAAATAATATATTTTTTAATATATTATTTATTTTTATTTTTATTTATTTTTATTTATTTTTATTTATTTATTTTCTTTTTATTTTTTGAATAAAGAACCAGACGTATTTAATCCTAAAATCGTTCCATCTTTTAATTGTGTTACCGCACTCATTCGCATAGAAGTATCGACCAATATCCAAGCTTTACCTTCTTCTCTTGTATAAATATATCCATTTGTTCCAACTCCTACAATCGTGTTGCCATCTGATAAAGTAGAAATAAATGTAACACAGCATGCACTTGGACATTTAATTTTTTCCCAATTATTAAACAATGAAACTTTTTTATATAAATAATAATCTGTACCTGACCCAATAATTGTTCCATTATTTAATTGAACAATAGAAGTAACACAGCATGTAGAAGGGTCTGGTGGTGTTTGTGTATTATTTAATATTATCGTTTGAGTCATATCTGAATTTAAATTAAAATTTCCTTGTATAAATGGCGTTTGATTCATATTATTATCAAATATTTGCATTAACATTCCATTCGCTCGATCAGAACAACAATCACGTCTATTATAATAAACGATTCTATCTACATCATATTCTTTTCCTAAATCAAGTTGCCAATAACTTTCACGACTACAATTCGAATGATATATATCAGGATAACTTTTTGAAGTTAATGTTCCATCAATCGCATTTGTTGCTTTTGAATCGGTTGAGTATATATTTGGTGCGAATACGGTCTTACCTGGTGCTATGTTTACTCCATTTGAATATACAGCAAGTTGAGATATTTGTATACATAAACTTCCTGAATAAGTTGAGGGATAAGATATTTTAATATATCTAACAGGATTTTTATTTGTTACACTGGATTTATTATACCCATTCCAATTATCTGTTAATTTATTTTTAATGTATAACTTATTATCATTTCTTCCTACGCCAAGATATCTGCCATCTTGTAATTGTATATATGATTTAATAAGAATATTTGTAGAATAACTGTTCCAAGGAACAGATAAATTTGCTCTTGTATATGTTATTCCGCCAGAATTTGTTACTGCAATACTTCCATCATTTATTTGTCCGATTGAGTTTCCGTTCGTTCCATCATTTATGAGAACCCAAGGTTTACTCCATAATGATTCAGTATTAATTGATGCACCAACTTTTATAACAGGAACAGGTGCATAACAGCGACTCTGATGTTCTTCGTCTTTAAGAGTTGCCCATGCCTGCATATCAGTTTTAACCTCAGACTTTGCTCGTTTATTCCAAAACGACTGTTGCTCACTTCCAAATACCTTCTCTATATTTGTTGTGCATCCTGATTCACGCCATATTTGTTGTAAACAATCATTTGGTAAGTTTTTATCTGTATCTTTATATTGATCGCATTTTTTTGGTCCTTCTGTAATAGGTATAAGTTTCCAATATTGGTCATTATAATCACTACAATAATATGTACTTAATCGTCCATCCGCACTATTAGACATACACATTCTAGTTTTTATATTATGAAATCGATAAGTATCTGTTAGTCCGCTTATTGGAAATAATTCCCAATGTTGTGTTTGGTTATTTATATCAGATATAGATGTGCTAAATTGCCCGTTTGTATCCGCATATAAAGAATATTGCGAATTAACACCTTTAAACATAAATGTATTTTTTTCGCCTGGAACAGGTTCAATCGTCCAATATTGGTCATTAAAATCAATACACTTAAATGTACTAAATCGTCCATCTGAATTATTATACAAACAATTTCCAGAATTAATATGTTTTAAACGATATTGTTTTGAAGTATCAATGTTAATTGTAATTTTGTCTTTAACATATAAATCAACTGGTTTCCCATTGATTTTCAAATCGACCCATCTACTTTGAGGTACTATATAAGGTTTAATCACACCAATACTAGTAAAACCACTGCAATTATCTTTATTACATATTTCCGCCAATTTTGAAATCGGGGTTCCATCAGGAGCTCGATACGAATATCCTGGTGAATCTTTACCATTATACTTTGTATAACCAGACGGTGTCGGTATTTCTGGAACTTGTTGTGGCGGAGGTGGTTTAAATATACTTTCTGCGGTTCCATTACAATTATAACCGAACGTTGAAACCGTATTATTCGTATTAATTTTACCCCCAATAGACATATCGCAATTTTTTACAGGTGTTAAATCCGTCTGTAAATTAGTAGTAATATTGTCTTGATATACGCCAATTTGTCCATTCATTAAAAGACCTCCTATATTCGCGCCTTCACTTTTAGAAAAAGCATATGAAACAACCGGAAGAGTTGCTAAACCGCTTGATTGTGCTTTATCAATATTATTTCCTACATAACATTTTGTGCCATTATTGCCATCTTTTCTTAATGAAAATGTGCTATACCCTAAATCTGATGCACGCACTTTACATGTACTTACTGTATTATTATTTCCCATATCATTTTGCTCTACCAGTCCATCGTTTTTTGTTTTATAACATCCAACCCATGATGGTTTAATATCCTCTAATTTTGCGGGTTCTAACGCATATATATTTTTTCCATATTTACGATTATCATTTTGTAAATAAGACTGTGATTTTTCCATTAAATTACGATGCGAACTCGCATAAGAACTTATTTTTCTATTTAATTCATCTTCATTTTCTTCTAATTGAGTTTGCTCATTTTGATTTTTTGTATTTACGCTGGTTGGTCCCATCATACCTGTAAATCCTTCTATATCATTACCATAATTATTAATGATTTTTATATGATTGCCTTGTGTTTTTTGTATATTACTATTTTTATAACTCTTGTATTGTTTCCCGTGTGAAATTGAAATACTATTTTCTTGACCTATACTATTTGTTTTAGAATTAAATAAACTATATACCAAATCTCCAAAACTCATTTTTGGTATTTTATTTTATATATCTATTATAAATATATATAAAACTTATTATAAAATATTTATTTAATTTTATAATAAAACAAATAAAGGGTTTATTATATATTTCTTTATCGCAAATAATATATAATAAACCCTTTCAATTTCAATTTGGAAAATAAAATTTTTCGTGGAAAATCAAATATAAGATAACTCCATATAATGCTAAATAATATAATGAAAATGATTAATTTAATTTCTCTCTTGAAATATTTTATTATAATATATTTTATACTTCATATTTCATTTAATTAATGTATTTATCTTTTTCGTACATCTATCAAAAAAAGCAGTTACTTGTTTTATATCGCATCCAATAACTGAATCGTCAGGTATATACCAACTGTCGCGTTTAATATCACAATAATAAGCAAGTATAATAGGAATACTTTTCACCATTTTTTTTGATTTAAGTGACATATATAATTCGAAATTTTCTTGTATGTCAATATCAATGTCTGCTATAATAATATTTGGTGTTAAATTTTGTATCCATTGGTTCCATGCTGGTTTTATGTTTTTACATGGACCACACCACTCTGCGCCAAATTTAATAATTATAATTCTATTATTATATGCACCCTGTAATGTTAATAAATCATTTGGTGTCAAAACCGTAATAATACATTTGTCAGTCATATTTATTATATTATATTTCTTATATAATATAATATAATATTCTGAGTTTAAGTCTTAATTATAAATGTAAATCATTCACAACTTTCTTTCCCGCGCCATATACATATCCAACTATTGTTGTTATAATACCCATTGCGGTATGATAAAATAATAAAATAATAGTTAATATTAAAATAATAGTTTCAGAAATATTGGAATCATCCGAACTTATTACTTTATAAACTAATACAATTATAATGATAATCAATAAAAAATAAAACATATAATGATATTTATTTGATTTTAAATTAATTGTAGTATTATTATATTTACCGTCTAAATCACTTCTATTTTGTAGCATTTTTTCTAATTTAATTTGATCATTTTTTAGTTGTTCTGATAATGTTTTAATTGTGTTACTATTTAATTTAACTAAATCTTGATTATTGATTCCTTTGGGATAAATACCTTTAATTTCACTATTTATAGTCGACAGTAAAATTATAATTTGTTTATTTAATGATTCTAAAATCGACGCATCGGTTGATGCTTGTTGGTTCAAGTCATTTGTTAGATTACGAATATAATTATTATTTGTATCTTGATATTCTGCTAATAATAGTTCAACTTCTTTTTCTAATCTTTTGATTTTTACAATCGTCGGATTATGTTTTTCCATGACGGTTTCTTTTATTAATTATTAATATTTTATTTTAAACTTAATTAAATTTAATTAAAAATTATTTCAATAAAAAATAAATAACAAGTAATATAGATACAAAAATAATATTAGTATTCCCAACTTCATCCGAAGTATTTGTCATTATATTTATGGTAATAATTAATATAATTATTAAAACTAACAACCAAAACCAATAAAAATAATTTTTTGAAATTAAATTAAACCTACTTGTTTCTTGTTGTCCAATTAATGTTTCTTCATCATATCTTTTACCAATATTTCGTGTTTGATTATTAACACGATTAATTGAATTCCGCAATTCTTTTTGTTTCTCTATAATCTGATTTTTTGTGAATTCATCAGAAGTTTTTATACTTCCGATATCTTCGCTAATCCTATTCGAGAGAGAAACTAATTTATTATTTATATTATCCAATTCTCTCAATAGTTCTTTATTATTATTCTGATTTTTATTATTATTATTATTAGTAGATTCCAACAATTCATGTGATAATATATTATAAGTATTTGAATAATTATTTAAGGTTTTATGAAACTCTTTTTCATCATTTGTTAATTCAGTGATATTAATATTAGATTCATTATTTAATGATTCAGGACTATACAATGCTTCTATCACTGTTCCAACTTTTAGTGACGGCGTTTCCTGTAAATGTGTTAATTTATTATTTACAGCAAGAGTATAACCACGTCCGTATTCCATTAATTCTTGTCCTTGTAAAAGGTTTTTATCATTTTCAAGTCCGATACCTTCATTCGGAATTATACCTAAATCGTTAAAAAAACTTAATACTCTCATCAATTATATTATATTTTTATAATATAATATAATTTTAATTTATTTAATTTTTTTTTTAATGTAATTTTGGTAAAAGAAAATTAAAATACTTATGATTATACCAATTAGTATTAAATTACCAATATATTCTTGATTATGTAACATTTTTGTATCCTTTAACATTCCAATACTTGCATTATCACTATTATTTAATGAACTGAGTTTTTTCTTTAAAAAAGACACATTTTTTTCTAAACTATGTATTTCATTATTAATTTGGTGTGTTTTTTTATTCATACTAGATAAATTCTTTTCAATATCATTTTTTAATAAAAAAATACGGGTTTCCACTTCTTTTAAATTGTTCATCGATCTAGAAAATTCATTCGCATATGTTTTTATATCGGGATATGTATTGTACTTCGGTAATATTGAAACTACCTGAGACAATACTATATAGAAAAAATCATTAATTTCTTTTATTTGGTTATCATAATTGTTATCATTATCAGTAGTTGTTTTATTTATCATGTTTATAGAATATTTGATATATAGAATATTAGTATTATATATATCAAATATTATATATAATATTAATTAAAATTGTGTATTTTGTATTTGTATTTTGATAAATAGTTATTATGCCGAACAAATCCTATAAAATAGTGTTTGAATTGATGTTTTACTTGGGCGAGTAATCCGGCACATATCTCCTGGTCTCATTCCAATTGCTTGCGCGACTGGTCCAAAACGTGAAATATCTGGCATTTCTATATCATTGCTAATATAATATTTTTTTTTTATTTCATCTGCTTCTTCTTTAGTCAATAAATAGTGCGGAGGAACTAAACTATGATTCAATATATTATATTGTAACCGATTAATATTAAATACATTAATGAAAATTTCATCTTGGGCCCAAATATTTTGTAACATTTTAATTAAGGTTTCATTCGGTTCATCTTTCATAATAATAATTAAATCGTCTTTTTTTGTTAAAATTTCTTCTAAATTAAATAAATCATCAATGTATTCATATATATTCTGTGGACGAAGTGTTTTGCCTAAATGAAATTTCACATATGCCTTTTTTGTATCATCTTCTTTGGATACTAACATATCTAATTGATGTTTTTCGGTATTATTGCCCTGCTGAATCATTGAATTCACTTCATGGATGCTGAAATTAGAATAATTTTCTACATTATATTTTTGATTTCCTAAAAAAGAAATGATTGTTTTACGTGCTTTATATATTTGTTCGATTTGTTTGCTACTTTGAGTTGCCATTCCTATTATTGAATTATATATATATTATTATTATTATCTAAAATTATTTTTATTTCAATTTTATATTATATTATATTATAATAATTATAATAATATTAAAAAAAATTACGAAAACTGCTCGTGTTGAATGATTTATATCCTTGAAGATTTAAAACAGCACATTTTGGTGAAATAAAAAATCAAAAAGGTTTGCCGATTTCAAGGCATGTAAATTTTGGTTTTACTGATCCGTCTAAACCAGTTGATAAATTATTGCTTCTTGATAAATAACTTGGTCTTTCCTTGTTATGTATCGCATTCGTATCATACATGGGAAATAATCCATAGGAATACAATGTAAATCGTAATATAAATTTTTCTTGAATGTTTTTACAGGAATAATAAATTGTTTTTGTTGATTAATCCAACTTTAATATTTTATTTTTAAGTAATTAACGAATTAATTAAATAATTGAAAAAAATAATATAAAACCTATTTACATATAATAAATATAAGATGTCCAACCTCACAAGATTAGGTGCAATTAATAAAAAAACGAATCAATATACAACCCCATCACATGCAAATAAACAAGATGAGTTTATATGTATTGATTGTGGGAATGATGTTATTATTCGTCAAGGTAATATAAGGGTTCATCATTTCGCACATTCGAAAGAAGATATAAAATGTAATTTCTACAATAATCCAAATGAATCACAAATTCATAAAAACGCAAAACTAGTATTAAAATATATTCTTGAAAATAAAATACAATTAACAATTAAAAACAAATGTAATAAATGTAAGAAAATATTATATTATTATCCTATTCCAGAAGTTTCAGAAAAATCGTCAATTATAATTGAATATAGATTTGAATATAATGGAGTAAAAATAGCAGATATAGCATACACAGAAGATAATGAAATACTATGTATATTTGAAATATTTTATACACATAAAACATTACCTGAAAATAGACCTGAACCATGGTTTGAATTAGATGCAAAAAATATAATAGAAACTTTTATGTTACAAACAATAAAAACACCAATAGAATTAGAATGTAGTCGTGATACAACTTGCGATGATTGTATTAATCAAGAAATTATTCTTGAAAAACAATTAGAAAAAGGCATCATATATTTTAATCAGAGAGGAGCAGGTTGCGGTAAAACATATGAAAGTATTCAACTTATACAAACTGATAAACTATTTATTGAGAAAGAAACATATATTTATCTTACAAAAATGCATACCGCAAAAGAAGTTATTTATAATGAGTTAAAAGAACAAGAGAAAAGAGGACAATTAAATAAATTAAAAAGTGTAGAAAATGATGATAATAAAGGAAAACAATATAAAATATCTTATCTGAACAAGCATACAAATAAGGAAATAGTAATTATAATTGGAACAATTGATTCGTTTAATTATGCAGTTGTTGATAAAAATAAAATTATAAAACATAATGATTATTTTAAGGGAATTGTTAAAACTATTAGAAATGGATTCATTTCAACAAAAGATAGTAAAATAAATTATGCTGGAAAAAGACCATCTCTTAATAAAAAATGCTTAATTGTTATTGATGAGGCACAAGATTTAGGCGAAGAATATATTGAAGCATTTAATACTATAATAACTCATACAAATATTGATGTTTATGTTATTGGAGATAAATTACAAAGCATATGGGGAGAACATAATATTCAGACATATATTGATGTAAATAATTTAGATTCTCATATTGAAAGAAGTAATGGTATAAATAAAGTTATGCGTTTTCATAATAAACATTTTATTAATTTTGTAAATGGTGTTATCCCTTTTGAAAAATACGGATTACCTCCAATTACCGAAATATGTGATGGGTGTAGTAAATATACTCATGAAAATAGTATTATTCCTTATAATATTTTTGAAGTTCCTAAAATATACGCAACCGAATTTAACTATCCTAAAATAGATAGAGTTACTGAAAAAATTATATCATTTATGGATAAAGAAATAAATAAGTATAAATATCTACCAAATAATTTCATGTTTATATTTCCAATGTTATCAAAAAATATATTCGCATCTATGTTAGAAATAAGAATCCAAAATTATTGGATTAATAAATTTAATAATACTGATTATCAAGAAGTATTGAAACACAATGAGTTTTGGAAAGATAAAATTAACGATAATCAGTTTTATAAATATGTATATTTACATAAATCAGATGAAGGTAAATCAATAAATTTGAAAGAATCTGAAAACGCATCAAGGATATTATCTATACATGCATCAAAAGGAAATGGATGTGAAGTAGTGTTTGTATTAGGAATTACAGAAGAAGCACTTACGATATTTAGTAAAAAAAAATGTAATTTAGTTTATGACTCATTATTACATGTAGCAATAACAAGGCAAAAAAAATCAATTTATATAGGTATTGAAAAAAATAATGATGATATTTGTATTAGATTTAAAAAATTAGGTATTGATGAAGACCCAGAAATAGAACCACGATTAGAATGTATAAAGTGTCATAATAAATTTTCAAAAGTGCAAAATTACATAAATAATAATGATGATATATTTAATGAAATAAACGATAAAATCATAGAACCAAATAATTATAAAAAATTATTACCTAAGAATGAAGACAAAAAATCTATAATAGATTGGGGACATCATATAGTTCGTTATGGGGTTTTGATATATAATTTTATGTTAAATATTATAGAAAATGAAGTAATAGAAAATCAAGAATATAAAGACCAGTTTATTACTATTTTAAAAAATTTATCAACCAAAACTATATTTTATTATAAGTATGGAGAATACAATAAAAAATTAAGAGAAATAGATGATAACAATAAAAAAGGATTAAATAATCGTGAAATACCTTTATTATTGTTTGATACAAATGTAAACACCAACTATTATAAATATACAAATATTCTTAAAGATATTATGGTGAATATTCAAAGTAAAATAATAGAATATTTACGAATAAATAAATTGCCCCCTTTATGTCCGTTGGAATGTGTTGTATTATTATTTATGATTAAATTAATTGACAATGGTTTTTATTCTGATATATCAATAATGGATATTTATTCTATTATGTATTGTTATGATTCTTGTTCTGATGAAATAGATATAGAACATACAGAAAAAAATAAATGTATTTGTCATAATTGTTTTAACGAATCTAAAATTAATAAGAAATTATATGATCATGAATTATATGATGAAATAAGAAAAAGTATAAAAAATCATTACAATAGTGTAGAACATATTAAGGCAACATACAGCAATTATAAAAAATACATAACTGAAAATTTAAAAATTAAAAATATGAAATATAATATATTTCATAAAATATTTTTTGGAAAGAAAAATAAAAATTTTACAATAATGAATGAATATACTATAATAGGATATTCTACAACTCATGTCATTTATTTTATAATTAAACCACAATTTAACGAACTAAATTTTAATAATATAATGTGTGAGTCAATATTAAATAATTTTATGATATTAAATTGCACTTCTGATTATAAAAATAATTATAATAGATATAATAATAAAAAAATATACACTTGTATTCTAACATTAGATTCTGTAGAACCAATATTTTATGAATTAAATATAGATAAAAATGATACATCAATGAAACAATCAATAAAAAATTATTTATTCACAACATACTCAGAACATCACGAATTAATATATAAATTTTATAAATATTGTTATACAAATAAACCTAAAAATAAAAGTAGTATAAATTTTACTATGGAAGAATTAAATAAAAATGAAAAACTGCCACAATATATATCAGATTACTTTTATGATATTAGTAAAGAGTTAGAAATATGTGGAAATGATAAAATTAAAAGAGAACGTGTATTAATTAAAGTAAATGATATAAAATTATTTATTGAAAATTTGAATATATACCTTGAAAAAAATGTTAATTCATTTTTAGAAATGAACGAAGATGAAGTTATAGATTATTAAACCTATAAATGTGTGTTCTAATATATTTTCAGTTTCTTATACCCATCTCCTTTATCATTATTTAAATAATATTTAACGGCAGAAATTTCATAATATTCTCTCTTATATTTACTCCTCTATATTATTTTGAGAAAAATATAAAAAGGTGCGGTTTTAAATCTTCAAGGGTTTATATTAGATAAAATTGAAATACATTTACACTATCAATAAATACAATATATACAACGAATACAACGAATACAACGAAGATGAGTTTTAACATAAAAAAAAGTAACATGAAGTTAATGCGCTCTATTAAAAATGAATGCATTCATTTAGAATGTTCTATTTGCTATAAAAAAATTAATAAAACATATTTTATTTGCGGAGAACCATGCAGCAAAGTATTTCATATTGCTTGTATTCAGAAAATGATGGACCAAATTGAAGAAACCGCATATGACTCAATAGATGACCCCGACGAAGAACCTAATTACAGATGCTGTTATTGTCGCCGTGATATACATTACGATAATTATATGCTTCAATTATTTGAACATCAGTTCACTATATTACACGGAATATCATATGATGCGCAAGATGCGATAGATCGTATTAATCATTATATAAAGACCGATGACAAAAAGGATCAAGAAGAAACATTTAAGATTTACGATTTAATTGATATGTCTTATATAAAACAACCAAAACAACCAAAACGACAATTTTTAATAAAAAATGTTTTGCCGCGCAGAATTATAACTAAACAAAACATTGGTGGTCGTCGCAGGTAAATTATAACTTAACTTATAGATTCACATAAAATCGATGGAAGAAGAAGACGACAATTAAATAAATTATAAAAAAAGAAAAACAGAATTGTTTTTTTTATGATTTAAAAAAATATTATTTCAAAAAACTGAAATACTTTTATATTATTACCGTATCAAGTTGGCGAAGGAATCGTTTTTTATTGTTTTTTTTTTAATTTAATTTAATTTAATTTAATTTAATTTAATTTAATTTAATTTAATTTAATTTAATTTAATTTAAATAGTAATAATTTTTTTCTCTCCTTCTTCATTCTCTTTTTCTTCTTCTTCCTTGTCAGGGTTATCTTCTACATTTGTTAAAAAATTAATTCCTTCAGGAACAGAAACATCGCTAGTATTAATAATTTTTTCGGTAATTATTGCTTCATTTTCTTCAGTCATAGGTGTCGGCACTGGAACGTCCGCCACCGGAGGAGAAGGAAGAGGAAGAGGAGGAGGAGGAACCGATTCGCTTGAAAAAACATTTGTAATTGCGGCAACAGCATCATTTAATGTGTTACTTACAGTATCAGGTATTATATTTGCAATTGTATTATAAATAGTTGCCGTTGGTTTTTTTTTCCAGTTTAATAAATCTTCTTTTTCGATAGGTAAAACCGGATATTTATCTAACCATTCTTTTTGTAAATGTTGCGATATTTGTGATAATTCTTTTTGTGGATATTCTTTGTTATTGTATACATCATCCATTTCTTTCAAAAATTCAACTTGTTGTTCATTGTGGATTTTTTTTCCTGCTTTAAGCAACTCATTATCTATATCTACATATGAGTTTGGATTAAATAAAGGTGCCCCATCAACTGGTGTTAAACCTTCCGCGTATGCCATAAAACGGTTAAGTAATCCATTTGTTAATGTTTCATCTATTCCACGGAAATATTTTCCAACTAAATAGATTTCAGAATTGCCTGGTCTACTTGTAACTGGTTTCACGACATATGATTCTTCAAACAAGAATGACACTAATGCGATCACCGACCGATTGAAAGGATGAATAAATGTATATTGTTTGGTTACCATATGCCCTCCCGGCGCTAATGAAAGAATTGCCGCGACAATTTGCCCGTAATTAAGTAATGCGGTATTTTTTTCTTGACTAGAATAATCTGCGGATACATCAATACCTGCGTCACTTGTCGCAATTGTAGCGCCCCCCGTATCTTCAAAACGTTTATGAACAGCAGCAGTTAATAATTTAATTACATTGCCGTTCGTTATATCACCAGTTATATCTCCTGATGTTTCGGGCATAGCGTTTGGTTTAGGACCCATCAACCAATTATCGCGATTATTTGCGTAAAATCCATATTGATCGCCTAATATAGTTTCATCACCTTCTTTTGATGCTGCTTCTGGATAATAAGAACTACCCACCCAGTCAAAGCGGAGAGGAGGTGTTTCCAAATACCGTTCTGTTCCATATCCATAAGGCATTTCAAAATCACTAGAAGAACATATTGTTTTCACATAATGATTTATTGCGACAATAAACGAACCTGGTAATTCTGCGTCACAAAATGCGCGTATAGGTTCATTACAGTCAATTAAATTCATTTCTTTTATTAATTCATACATTTTTAATGAAGCATTTGTCGCAAAGGGGAACCCTTTATTTAGAAATTCTCGACGAAGACCACCATACAAATCCAAACTTGATGATAATTGAATAAACTCTTGTTCAGGTATATTATTTAATTTATCCTTATTATCATTTACATTGCGATGAATTACCGCAAATTCACGGTCTAAATTCGTAATAGACAATTTCATTTCTGGAGATAATAATGCCGGTATATTTCCTCTTGCCGTAGTTGGCAATTTAAACTTCACAAATTCATTTGCAATTAATTTATAATTGCCCTTGGTTGGTTTTTCTTCGCCAACGCGTATCATTTGAATTACCATAGAGGGATACTGTTTCATAACACTCTTTTGGTCAATCATTTTGGGTTGTCTATTTTTTACTTGTGTAGGTTTATTATTACCTAATAACTTGTCCATATTATCAGAAAATGTCATATTTGTTAATTGTTCTATATTTTCTTCGGTAATAAGACGCATTTGTATATTCATTGACTGTAATTCTTGTAATAATAATTTGAACGTATAAGGAATGCGAATAATACTAAATGAACGACCAAATTTTGTAATATTTTCTATATTCATTTTATCATCTAATGTTCCATTAAATTTAATAGGACCATCCGCAAACGGACTCAAAAATAAATTATAGCTATCATTATAAATTGCGATTGCACCGGTTTTATTACAGATTGCCATAAAATATTCGTCACCACGTATTAACATTGATTCTTGTAAAAATTTTGTAACACCATGTGCGATTAACCCGTCACGTTCCATTTCGCCAATTCTTAGACCACCATCATTGGCGCGACCTTGCACTGGTTGTCTGGTTAATACTGTCCTAGGTCCTTGCGCACGGTAATTTATTTTATCTTTTACCATATGTTTAAGACGCATATAATAAGTAGGACCAATAAATATGTCTGATTGCAATTGTTCACCGGTTTGTCCGTTATATAATATTTCATTTCCGCTTGAATGAAACCCTTCGTTTGTTAATAATTCGCCAAATGTTTTATTTTTGGGTCCTTTATTTACAAAAGCAGTGCAATCCCCAAATCCACCATAAATACTACATGCTTTACCCATTATAGTTTCAACCAATTGTCCGATAGTCATACGCGACGGAATTGCGTGCGGATTAATTATAATATCAGGTCTTCGTCCATCAGCAGTAAACGGCATATCTTCTTCTGGCATTATAATACCTACCGTACCTTTTTGACCGCATCGACTACAAAACTTATCACCAATCATAGGAACGCGCTCATTACGGACACGCACCTTAGCAATCCGAAACCCTTGTTCACCTTCAGTTAGAAAGGTCTTATCAACAAACCCAAGTTGCCCTTTTTTGGGGAAAGTAGACGCATCAATACTCATATCAGGCTCTTCTAAATTGGTATTTACTTTTCCAATTAATGCCATTTTCTCATCTAATGGTGTGTTTTCACGAATTAATCCATATTCATCTAATTCCGAATAATCATAACCAGGTTTTAATCCAATAACATTTTCTTTTTCTATATTCACAAACCGCGTATCAACACGCGATGTTGCTACTTTTGAACTTTCTTCTTTACTTTCATACATGCTATAATAAGTTGTTCTAAACAATCCACGTTTAAGCGCGCCTTCATTAAATAATATAGAATCTTCTACATTGTATCCATTATAAGACATAATCGCGACAATTACATTTTCGCCGCAAGGATGTTCTTCATTATTTATATACTGTAAATAACGACTTTTTACAAGAGGAACTTGCCCGTTGTTTAAAACAACACCCATTTTATCCATACGTGTTTGAAAATTCGAATGATATAATGAAATTGCCTGTTTTGCTTGACCACATGCAAATAAATCACGTGGCAATTGATTATTTTCTGGAAAAACAATTTGATTACCCATGACACCTAACATAAATGAAGGATGTATTTCAACATGAGTGTAATGCTTATTTTCAGATAAATAATCAGGATACATCGCAATTAATGCCGATTCAGTTTCAGAAGTATCAATATAATCAATAATCGCATTTGATGATTTTAACTCTTTAATATCAGTAACATTGTATAAGTCAGATGGGTTATTATACAAATTATAATTTTTATATATAAAATTATCATCTTTCTTTTTTCCAAAACCAGTAATTAACTGGTCCCACGTAAATTTATTATTACCAATATTTTCTAATACTGAATTATTTTCATAACTCGGTTTGCCATCATTTCTTATATAAAAAATAGGACGACATAAACGACCAGAATCAGTATAGATAAATAATGTATTTTTTGCAATATCCCACTGAATACTTATAAAAATAGGTATTAATGCCACGCGACGATAATCTTTAAATAATAACTCAATTTCTTTTGGTTCAGAAACAACCCCAATCCAATTTCCATTTACAATAATTTTACACATTGTAGAAATAATGTAAGGTGTACATTCCGCTAATATTTTCATATTTGCTTTTATTCTTAACCATCTAATCATTGGATATGATGAAGAACCGGTTGTAATATGAGATGATATTGCCATATGTTTATGTAATCCACAATTGCCACCATCAGGCGTATCTACTGGATCTATAATACCCCATTGTGATGTATGTGCTAATCGTGGACCAATTACTTTTGCGCTTGAATCTAAAGGAAGACTGATTTTTCGTAAATGTGAAATTGCTGAATTGTAACTCAGTCTATTCAAATCTTGAACAACACCTAATCTTTTTGTATGAGATTCAGACCCCCAATTTCCTTTAAATGCTTTTTTAAATCCATTTTCAACTAATCTTTCTGAAAAAAATAATTTATAATTATTTTCAATTAAATTTATAAAACTTCTTTTATCATTATATAACCCTTGATTATAGAAATAAGTTTTATCTATTTTCAGGTAAATATTTTTTTGTTGCAATGTATAATATTCTTTAAATAGATCATAAAGAAGATTTCCAGGTAATTCCACACGTTTAAATCGGAAATTATCACGATCAGTTGCTTTATTTTCTTTTACATAAACACCTAATAATTCGCGAACCATATAACCAATAAAAAATGCTTTATCTTGAAAATTCATTTCACCAATATGAGGTAAAAAATAATTAGTTAATATTTCTAATGCGTGTGCATCTGTATGACCTTTTGTTAATGAACCAATAAAATTAATAGCTGCTTGTTGTGTAAATATCCGACCAGCATCATGGATTGATGGAATAAATAAATCAACATAACTTTTGTATTTTTCCATATCTAATAAACAATATTCAATAATTTCTTTATCTGATTCAATTCCCAACGCACGCATTAAAATAAATAAAGGAACAGGACTTCTTACATTGGGGATATTTATAATAATTTGATTGTTAGTTAATGTAGGCGAAGGACCTACTATTTTTATTGATAAAGTACGTATTGGTTTTGATGCATCTTCTGAAACAGATCGAATTTCGGCAGAATGTGTATATATATCAGATGCTTTATCTCTTATATACAACATATTATCTGCGAATTTTTCTTGTGATATAATACATTTTTCTTTACCGTCAATAATAAAATACCCGCCATAATCATTTTTACATTCGCCCATTTCAAATTTCACCCTTTTGTCTAATCCTTTTAAAATACATAAATCTGACATTAACATAATAGGAAAACGTCCTAAAAAAATTTTATCTAAAGTGATAAGATGTGTAGTTATTTCTTGATCATCTTCATCTTTTACAAAAAATTCAACATCAACATCATAATGAATAGTAATTCCATATGTCATGTTTCTTAATCTGGCTTCATTTGGAAACATGTAGTGTTCACGGTCATCGTCATATATAACTGGTTTTCCATAATATAGTTTAGTTCCTTCTTTTCCTCCTAAATATAAATTACATTTCAGATTAAATTCTTTTGTTTTTGAATCTTGTTGTTTCATAATATGAATTGGATTTTTCTCCTTAAAAATTTGTTTTATTCCTTCATTAAAAAAATTATTATAAGAATCTAACTGATGTGATACTAATGATAATGGATTATCATTAAAATATTTATCTATAATAGTCCACGTTAATTGTTCATTCATTATATTATATTAATAGTATAATTTTTTTAGACCTTTATTATTTATTATCTATTATTTATTATCTATTATCTATTATTTATTATCTATTATTTATTATCTATTATTTATTATGAGTTATTTTATTGTTTTTATCTATTAATTAATAGATAAAAACAAAATTTATAATTTTTGTAGTAGTTATTAAATTTTATAATGTAAATTATAGTATACTATATTAATAATAGTTTATTGGATAATATTTTTTGCCTGAAGAAATATTAAACCAATAATAGTCATGAAAAACCCAAAGAAAGGTAAAAGAACTAAAACCCATGAAAGATTTTTATATCCCTTTCTGCAAATGTAATGAAGAACCCACGTCCATACAGCAATATATAATGCTTGTCCTAAAAATACAAATCCATTATGGGGAACCTTACAGTTGAAATTTCCTACGCAATATTTAGAAGTATTACCCATATTTTGTAAGATTAAAAAAATCATACCAATAACAGAAATAACTAAATAAACATAAGCAGGTTTGCATAATTTATTTATCGTATCTAAAATTTTCGTCATTTTATAATATATATACAGAAAAATATATATTATAATAATACAATAATCTATTATTATAAGATTATTATAATTTCTAAATCAAAAATGATTATTGCTAAATCAAAATGATAATTGCTAAATCAAAATGATTATTTCTAAATCAAAATGATAATTGCTAAATCAAAATGATAATTTCTAAATCAAAATCATAAATTCTAAATCAAAATCATAAATTCTAAATTAAATAATTATTTAATTATTTAATTTCTAAATTATTTAATTGCTAAATTATTTAATTGCTAAATTATTTATAAATTTGCAACATTATTTCCAGCATTTGTATAAATTTTATTAATATCCATAGTTGTTGTATTAATAGAAGGTTGTCTTTGAATATCTCTTATAATACTTGGTTGGTTAGTTGGCAATGAATAAGTAGAATCAGACGGGGAAACACCTTGAAAACTATTCATTCCGCGTTCAATTCCGCCGGTTAAAGAACGTCCAACATTAACTAAATCTTGAGGCATAAGACTAGTCAAAAACCCTCCTCCTCTTTTATTTGAAAATTGTTTATTTGAAGGCATTGGATTTTGAATAATATCATTATTGAATTTTGGAACTGTGCTTGAAACAAGTGATGAGTTTAACGCACCAGAACCATACCATGATATATTACCGCCCCGATACTTTCTTTTTTGTATTTTATTTTTTTTATATGTTTTACGGATTTTCTTATAACTTCTTTTACATTTCATGCTGCTTCTTTTACCTTTCATACTTCTTTTGCACTTCACGCCACTTCTTTTATTCCTCGTCCTTCTTTTACATTTCATACTCATTTTAACTATTTATTTATATATAATAAAAATAAAATAAAATAAAATAATAAAAAATAATAAAAAATAAAAATATATAATTTTATTAATGATTATTGCGATTTAATTATAAAATAATTATTATTCTATTCAATATCGACATGAGTTAACATATGCCTACGACAACACATTTTATTTAATTGAAGTTTATCTAATGTTTCGCCTTCGATTGTTTTATCTACATTAGATTTTGTTAAATATACTACTTTATCCACTTCCATATTGTTTTTAATCTTTTTTTCACGTACCATCCGCAAATATGCTTGATACAAATCCGCCAAAACTTTGCCACAAGTAAAACATTTTACTGGAATTAACATTATGAATTAATAAATATGTTATTATATATTAATATAATATTGTTTATATATATATCAATTTTTCACTAAATATATTAAACAGTTTCTGGTTTCTTTTCCTTTTTAACAATTTCAGTTCCTTTGATTGAAAACTTTTTATTGCTGATTGTAAATGTTGTTGTGAATTGAGGAACAACCAAACCATAAGTAGAACTGATTTTTTGTAGTTGAGCATTACAATACACACTTAAATTACTCATTTCAGTGAGAAACCCTTTTACTTCATTTACAAATATTTCTTCAACATTTTTACTTAGACTAATCGACCTGAATAAATCAATTGTAATACTTGTAACCAATTCAAATATATGAAGAATCTCTGTTTCCTTTTTTCGCTTTACATCATTATTATAAATCTTTGTGGCAAATTCTTTTTTCGTTATTTCATTCACTAAATATTTAACTCTTTCTTGTTCAAAGTTATCTAAATTTTGCACTGTTGCACGATATCGGTCTACTTCATATTGTGAAATATGAATTAAATTACGATGAATTAACTCTATTTTGTTTTTAAATTCCATGATTTTATCTTCTTCTATTCTTTTTTCTTCTACGCTTTTTCTTAATTGTATGTCATTTTTATTATCTAAAATTTTAGATAAAATTTTTCTCATTTCATAATGTCCAGGCATTCCTCCACAAATAACATCCCCAGGATTACGCGGCGCACCACCCAACCCATGAGTAGTCTGCATATAACGGTAAAATTCAGGATTATGAATTGTTCCATTTTGAATATTGCCTGTAATCCAACTAAATGCTACATGGCATTCTGTACACCACATTTGGTCACAACCGTCAATTTTAGAAATTCGTGATCCGCATTTAGGGCATGGTTTTGTTTCTTTGCGGATTAATTCGGCGCTTTGGACATTTTCTTCTTTACAAATATGTGTGTCATTTTTCGTATCAAAGCATTTTGAACATGTAAATAATTCACAAATATCACATTTGTATTGGGTTGACAAATACCCACGACAATCATTATTCGCACATGCCATAATAAATTGCCGTTTTGTTTCTTTTTTAGTTTTATCATTTATAAGTCGTTGAATTTTATTATATTGGGCAAAAGATTTATTTTTTAAATCATTCTCAAATTTTCTTAATTCTAAAAGTTGGTTTGTTATTTTTTTATATTCGTTTTCTTCTGCTTTTAATAGTTTATAATTTTCCACTAAACCCATACTTTCTGGCAGACGACTAATCTGATGTTCTAACAACAATTCTTTTCTATGTTTTTTATATTCAGTTTTAACAAATGATTGATTCAAATTTAATACAATAAACGCTTCTGACCAAACTTTATTACATTTCATACAATTCGGCATTGATATTGTCCCTAGTAAATATGTGCGCACACAAGTTTTGCATGCCTCATATTTACAGTCACTAAATTCACATATAATTTTTGCATGAATTGTTTTATTGTATTTTTCATAACAGACTTCACATTCGGTTGTTTCAATTGTTGATGCTGTTTCTGGCGAAATTGTCTTCGCGTTAATTCCCTCCGTAGAATTAATAGACATAATAATGTTTTCAGTAGATTGACTCATTTTAAATTTATTCACAAAGATATGATGTTATAGGTGTAATATAATTATATTAATTAATCAGATTCAATTTTTAATTAAAATACTTCATATTTATATTGTAAATATATTGTTATCTTTTATTGTTTATAATTCCATTTTTTTATATTTATTTCTTTTCCATTATTTGATTGAAATGTCGGTCCAGATTCATCACCTGATACACATGATTCATTATTTAACCACCCGCAACAACTCGTTGCTTTACAATTTGTTTCTGTTAAAGCATTACATTGTTTATTCAATATATGCGGTTGAGAAGCATATTTATCGCATAATCCATCACTATAAATATTATTATTTGTATTTTCTGTATCATTTTCATTATTTATTGCATCTTCACTATCGTCTTTTGTGTCAAATCCTTCAACTGTAATCACTTTTGTAACAACTTTATTTTTATTATTTATATTTAAATTTATACCTAAAACTTTAAAAAATCCAATAAAAGTTATTAATCCAATTATAATAAATGAAATTGGACCCCAATTATTCTTTAATCCATTGATTGTCATTATACTATTCGCCATTTATATATATAAATATATAAATAAATAAATGGCGAATATATATAAATGGAAAATATATATAAATGGAAAATATATATAAATGGAAAATATATATAAATGGAAAATATATATAAATGGAAAATATATATAAATGGAAAATATTATATA